CTCAAAGACTTGGGGATATAACCAATGTCCAAATACGCTATACATTCTGACTACACAGCAGAGAACGTAAACACACAGAAGAAAACAACCAAGAACGAAAAGTTCGTCACCAACATCTCGGATCCAAACACGCTGGACGACTTTGCATCATACACAGCATTGTTCACGTTGAGTGCATTGAACAGCAATGAAATATCCAAGCCTGATTTACTTAATAATCCGCCGCACGACATCATAGTCAAGAGTGGCGGGATTGGCAACGCAGACAACTCACCAAAACCAGTCAATGCAGATAATGAAAAAACACTCAAGGGCAATGAAAGGGCACGTGGTGCCCTAGAGAAGAGTCAACGGGTGTTGGCGCAGAACAGAGATCTCTACATAAAGAATGTGTACTTGGATGCCGTTCCTGCCTTGAACTCATCAAGGCGAATGACGTCTGTGACTAAACTCACCATGGAAATAGTGGAACCGGCAGGAATAACGCTGTTGGAGAGGATCAGGGGAGCGGCCATCAACAACGGTTTTCTGGATCACCTTGATGCGCCATACCTTTTGACCATAGACTTCAAAGGGTTTGACGAGTTGGGACGTGTGGCCAGTGACACAAAGGCGAAAGCCATGAAGCGTGTGATACCCATGAAGATGATCGACCTGCAGTTGGATGTGAGTGCGGCGGGAACAGTTTACAACATGACCGCCATACCATGGCCGGAATTTGGATTGGTGAACACTTACAGCAATTTAAGGACGTCGGGGGACCTATACCTTTCCAAAAACAAAAAGCTCAAAGACGCCGCCATAGCATTGGAGAGGCTGTTGAACAAGCAGAACGAGGACGAAGAAGGGTCACAATCCGAAAAAGGAAAATCTGACCAATTCAGAGTTGTCATAGATCCGAGGCTTGGCGCAGATCAGATAATTGACAGTGAAGTTATTTCACAACTGGGAATGATGAAGCAGGAGCAAAGCACAGAGGCAGGTGAGGAAGGGTTCGGTGGGACACCTCCCTTGAAGTACATGACAGTGAGTAGTGGCATGAATGTGGTCAAGATACTGGAGGAATTAATGAAAGGAACTCCTGCATTCTCGGACAAGAAATTTAACGAATTCCAGGAGAAATGTAAAGGCCCACTTGCCGCCGCACAGTCGAAGGGCGGAGCACAGGCCGTTTATGATTTAGCAAAAGAATTTTATTTTGATTATTTCAAAGTCAAGGCCCAAGTGGTACCACTGCCAACATTTGATGAGGAGAGGGCGACCAACACAAAATTGGTCACGTACTATGTGGAGCCACACAAGATACATGCATACAACCTTCCTATACCGGGCATAAGTTCCGGTGACAACTTCAAGGCGTTTGTGTTCAAGACTTACAACTACATTTTCACAGGAGAGAATGTCAATATTTTAGACCTGAACATCAACTACAGGTTGGCCTACTTCCAAGCGAGACTGAAGGATTTCGAGGCCACGAATGAGAGAGCAAACAAGATAGCAAGCCAGAAAGTCAAGGACACAGGCACAACAACCGCAAAGGACCTCTTCTGTGACGGCAACTTGCTTTTGAAATCGGAACCTGGACAATTCAAATCCGAGGGAACAGGTAAGAGCGGGGCCACGTCCACACAGTTGGATTCGTTCTTGGATTCATTGACCAATCCATTGGCCGACATGGTCAACATACAGATGGAGATATTGGGAGATCCTGCGTGGATAAGCCAATCGCAATTCATCCCAATGGGAACAGCAGGACTTTTTAAAGAGGCAGGTTCATTTGAAGATAAGGAAATAAATGTTTGGAGAGGAAACGCGAATGCCATATGGAACGCAAAATTACGTTGCTACAACACCGACGTGGCAATGCCCATACTGATGTTGAACTTCCGGATGCCCACTGACCTAAACGATCAGACGGGTGTTTATGAGCTGTCAAGTGATCAGTCAGCAGAGTTCAGTGGACTGTATAGGGTGATCAGGGTAGAACATAATTTTGTTGATGGACAGTACAGGAACACCTTACACCTAACAAGATTCAACAACCAAGGAGCATGTATATCCGATCCTGTGCCTAAGGTCGCCGTGCTTGACAGATCGGGTGGAATGACAGAAATAGTCACGGCCGCAGAAGCACAGCGTATAATAGATTCCAACAATCCATTCTCAAAGAAACTTGCGAACTTAACTAATGTAAAGAGAAATTTCAACGATTTGGTAAATTCGGGTATCAGCAGAGTGAAAAACAAGATAACAAATAAAATTAAAGGACTTTTAAGTTAATGGCATTACACGATCATCTCAAAGGACATGCATCGACACCACACGCTGGCAATGATAAGTCCTGGACGTTACAGAATTCAGGTCCATACCTGGGCATAGTCAAGGGCAACAAGGATCCTGCCAGGATGGGTAGATTAAAAGTACACATACCCAGCATGTCAAAAACTTCAGATCCGTCGGATCAACAACTTGTGACCTGTGACTACTTGATGCCTTTCTATGGCACTAAAGGAGAACAGTACGCCAAGGGTGCAGGCACAGGGTACGCTGATTCACAACACTCCTATGGTTTTTGGGCGGTGCCACCTGATATAGGCACGAAGGTACTTGTGATATTTGCAGAAGGAAAATTCGAGCAGGCATACTGGATAGGATGTGTGCAAGATCCATTCACCAATCACATGACGCCGGGCATAGCGTCCAGCACCAACACCAATGACGCACTGGACGGTACCTTCGAAGGACCAGACGCAGGATTTCAAGACGACAAGCAATCCAAGTACGGGACTAAAAATGTTCCTTCTGGAGAGCTCAACAGGAACAGGCAGGGTGCGTTGCAGGGCGACAACTACGAATCAATACCCAAACCCATACACCCGTTCGCAGAAACACTATTGAAACAAGGATTGAGTGCGGACGACATAAGGGGTAACACCTCCAGTTCGGCACGAAGGGAAACACCCAGTCAGGTTTTTGGCATAAGCACACCAGGCAGATTAGATACGACCACTACAAAAGAGAAAGTTGGTGCAAAAGATTCAGAAGCACAGGAGTACGTGACGAGAAAGACAGGACACACTTTCGTCATGGACGACGGTGCCGCGGACGGAACCAACCAACTCACAAGATTACGTACGGCGTCAGGACATCAACTGCTGATGCACGACACAGAGGGTGTGGTGTATCTCGCGAACGGGTCGGGCAAGGCTTTCATAGAGATGGATCGTGATGGCACGGTAAGTGTTTACTCCGACGGTGGGATCAATCTGAGATCCGGCAGGGACTTCAACCTGCACTCGGACATGAACATCAACTTCCACGCCAAGGGTGCAATAAATTTCACATCAGAGACCAACGTGGCACTGAACGCAGAAGGTTATGTGTTCGCACTGGGAGAGAAGGGAATACTTAACAGTTCACAGAAAGGATCGGTCAGGAACTACGCCAGGGACGGAATATCATCATTCACGGACGGCACACAACTGCACGGCGCAGGAGATCAGATGCATTTGGCCGGATCACAGGTACACTTTAATTCAATAGGTGCCAGTAGCACATGGGGACCGGGTTGGTTAAAACCAGATGCCATAGGCATAAAGGTCACAGAGGGATTGATAGATATAGATGACGACTTTGCTCTACAACAAGGGAAACCCAACAAGATAGAGAACAAGACAACTGTGTCTGATTTTGTGACCCACGAGCCATATGACAGGCAAAGTAGCACAGCGAGGACTAAAACATTTGTAAACGAAGCAATGGCGGAGATCAAGGCAACGAGTCCAGATCTGTCCGCAACGGAATTGAAAATAATCAAAGCGGAACTTTTGAAACAACCAAGCATCAAGGCAGTGTCAGACAAATTGGGCAAGGTTGTGAAACTGAACGACAAGATAAAATTGCCCATAAAGAATTTAAACACGCTGGTGGCACAAGCAGATGCGATCAATAAACTTATAAATTTAGATCCCAAACAAGCGGTGATGAGTTTCGTTCAAGGACAGGTAGCCAATCTAAAAAATCAGGCAATAAGTGCCATTAAGAGTTTCTTTAGATTTTAGGGAGTAAATAAGCATATGGCATACGGAGATTCAGGAGCAGGCAACGGACTATCAAACAGGTCAGTGACCTTCAAGGGTTTCAGTTCACGTGCGGACAAGAAGAACTTCAAACTGTACGACTTCGAGGTGGCCAAACAGGACCTGATCAACAGGTTGAGTGTGCGTAAGGGCGAGAGGGTGGAGAACCCGGAGTTTGGCACAATAATATACGATGCCATATTCGAGCCGTTCACAGAAGCACTCAAGGACGCCATAGTTGAGGACATTACAGCAAATCTTAACGCAGATCCACGTATTGCCACAGAGGATATCTTGGTCTCAGAAGCGGACAAGGGCATTGCCATACAGGCCACTATAAAATACGTTCCTCTGAATATTACCGAGAAACTGAGATTCAACTTCGATGAGAATTCGTTGTTACGCCTATCTTAATATACGCACATTTCCTAACATATAAATACCATTGTAATTACAATGGCCACAACAGATAGACAGAATAGATTATTAGTAGCGGAAGATTGGAGGAAAATCTACCAGGCCTTCCAGCAGGCAGATTTCAAAAGTTACGATTTCGAGACACTGAGAAGAACAATGGTAGCGTATCTACAAGAGAACTACCCAGATGATTTCAACGATTTCGTTGAGAGTTCTGAGTACGTTGCACTGATAGATCTTATAGCATACATCTCACAGGCGCTTTCATTCAGGGTTGACTTGAACGCAAGGGAGAATTTTCTCGAGACTGCGGAGAGAAGGAATTCAGTACTCAGACTGGCGAGATTGATCAACTACAACGCCAAGAGAAATCAACCAGCCACAGGAATGTTGAAGATAGATTCTATCTCCACAACACAGGACGTGCAGGACAGCACAGGAACAAACCTTGCAAACTCAAACGTCATCTGGAATGATTCGGCAAACTCAAACTACAGAGAACAGTTCACAGCGATACTAAACGCGGCCAACCAGACGGGACAACTGTTTGGTAACCCAAGGGAGTCAGGCACCATAGGTGGAATTACAACAGAAGTTTACACATTAAGTTCAAACCAATTGGATCTACCCATATTCAAATTCCAGAAGCCAGTGGGAGGCGTGTCCAGGGGATTCGAGATAGTTCCAAGCACAATAACAGATTCTGACTCAATATACGAGTCATCACCAGTGCCAGGAACGGGACTGACATACACATACAGGACAGATGGTTCTGGGGACAGTTCCAACAACACAGGATTCTTCTTCTTATTCAAACAAGGCACAATGCAGAACCAAGAGTTCATTGTGGACACGGCGACTACAAATTATGTCAAAAGTTTTGAAACTTCCAACATCAACGATTCTGATGTGTGGCTTTACAAGTTAGACCAATTTGGACAGTTGTCGGAATCATGGACGAAAGTTCCATCACTGTCTGGCAACAATGCAATTTACAATTCTCTGTCCAAGGCAGAGAGAAACACCTACAACGTGGTGACCAAGAACAACGACGCCATTGACATGGTGTTTGGAGATGGCAACTTCTCTAACATACCACTTGGAAGTTTCAGGACCTACTACAGGGTCAGCGACAACGCCAAGTATGCGATACA